TGGCACGAAACCGGGGTGTTTGATCTTGTTGCGCTGGATGACTTCGCCGTCGCGGGTCGCATCGCCAAAACGGCGATAGGCGAGCACCAGCGCCGGAAGCGTTTCCGGCGGCGTCACCGACACCAGCTGCACGCCCGACGCCGCCACGGCGGTCAGGTGGCGGACCACCTGCTGTCGTGCGGCGTTGATGACCGGGTAATAGGTGGCGTCCGCCTTGAGGGCGGCTTGCCAGAACGCATCGTCCAGCGCATCGCGGGCAGCGATCACGTCGTCCGCCACCGGTACCTCCGGGCGCGCTACCGGATCAATCACCTGTTGCTCGAGCGAGGCTGCGGTTTCATCGGCCGCCGGCGGAGTAACCACCGGCATTTCCGCCACGGTGGCGGCAGCCTGGACCAGCACGGCATCCTGCACCAGGTTGGCCAAAGCCTGTGCGGCCGCCGTGGTGTCAGCCCCGCTGGCGGTATCCATCGTGCTGATCGAGGCCGCGCTTTCCGCCTGGCTGGAGACGGTGGCCACCGCACTGCTGTAGCTGTTGAACGCGGCGGCGTTGGCACTGGAGCCTTTGCTGGAACCGCTGGAGAGAAACGAGGACAGGCCCAGGTCGCTGAAGTACCCGCTGAAGAGGCTGGCCAGCGATCCAGGCGAGTTCGTCAGGGTCTGGGCCATCGACGACAGCGAGCCGATTGCCCCCGTGAGGGGTGAGAACTGGCTGTTGATCACGCCGAAGACGTTGGTCAGGCGGTTCTGCAGGCCGATTACGTTAATCCGGGCGGTATCCACTTTGGCCATGGCCGATTTGTACCGGCCGAGGGCGCTGCTCCAGTAGCTGGCCGAGGTCTGCGCCGCCATCTTGGAGGTATTTGCTCGCACCGACGGGTTGAGCTGTGCATTCCCGGGGTAGAAGGTCAGGTCGAAGGTGACCATGCCGCCTTCACGCCGGCTGTGCGACATCTCGCATTGCCCAGGCACCACCGACAGCTGGCCCAGCCAGGGGTGCACCAGCGTGCCCTCCCCTTCGGTTTCTAAGGCCTTGAGCAGTTTGTCTCGCCGCTCGAAGCAATCGGGACCGATCACGAAGGCGCTGATCTTGTGGACCCGGGCGACCTTGCCCATCTGTTCGGCGTACGCCTCGTCCCGCTTGGGGTATTCATGCAGCTGGACCTTGCGCCCGACCGGTACGGACGTGTCCTCGATAAGGAACGTCTCGCCGCGGAAGGACGCGGGCAGCAACTGCTCGCGCCAGGTATCAGCCATTACTGCGCTCCAGACAGGGATCGATAACCGACGTTGGTCGTAACCTTGAGGCCGGGCTGGTTGGTTTCTGCAGGCTGTGGTCGCAGCCCCGGCGGTGCGTTTTCGAAACGGACCACCAAGGCGCCATCAAGCTGGGCCTTGCCAGCGCCAGCGGTGAGCAAACTGCCGGGTGCCGGCAAATTGGGCCGACTCAGCAGCGCGCCGGTCGAGGGTACGCCCATGGCCTGGCTCATCTGCTGTTGCCGTTGAGCCAGATTCTTCGGCGCCCCGGCCCGCACCATGGAACCGTCACCGCTCAGGGGCCCCGCGTTTCGCCTTGCCTGTGCGTCAGCCATGGACTGCACCCGCTCGGCAATCGACCCACCCTCGCCCACATCAATACCGATCGCCTTGAGGATCGGCTTGACGCGGTCCAGTAGCCGCTGGAAAAAGCCCACGATTGGCTCCCAGTTCTTGATGATCATGCCCAGCGGCGTCCAGGCGAACATCCGTTTCATCAGATCCCAGGCCGGCACGCTGTAGGCCTTTATCAGCTCCCACAGCGCCTGGAAGAACGGGCCCACCTTGTCCCAGTTGGCGATGATGAGCCCCGCCGCCGCCGCGATTCCCACGGCAATCAGGCCGATGGGCGTCGCGGCGAATGCAACCCCCATGATCCGGGTCGCCACGGTGGCGGCTACGACAGCGACCCGCAGGCCGGTGAAGGCGATGCCTGCAGTAGCGATACCCTTGACCAGCGCCGGGTTGGCCTGGATCAGTTCGGCCACCTGGCTGATCCATGGCCGAGCGGCGTTCACTACCGCGTTCACGCCGGGCAGCATGGCGTTGCCCAGGGCCATGGCCACGCTGGTGATGCTGTTGCGCAGCAGCGTCAGGTTGTTTTCGGTAGTCGCTGCCCGGGAGGCGTATTCCTTTTCCATCGAGCCTGCGTATTGCGAGGCGTCCCCGACTTTCGCCAAGTTGCCTTTGAGCAATTCGAGATTGGTCAACAGCGGCGCGATAGCGGTAATGGACTCGGTGCCAAACAGCGTTCCAAGTACCCCGGCCTGTTTGGCCTTGTCTACCTTGCTCACCCGATTCAACAGGTCAAGGATGGTCCCCTGGGCATCGGTTTGCATCGACTTGGCGACCTGCCGTGAATCGAGCCGCAGGGCCTTGAATGCCTCGGCCTGGCTTTTCGTTGCCGACGATCCCTTGGTCATCGCCAGCATGAAATTCTTGATCCCGGTGGCGGCCACGTCCTGCTCGACCCCGACGCCCGCCATGGTTGCGCCCAGCGCGGCAATCTGCCCGGACGCGAGTCCTGCAATTTCTCCCAGCGGACCGATTCGGGTCACGATGTCGGAGATCTGTCGGGTATTGGCGGGGCCGGTGTCGCCCAGGTAGTTGATCCGGTCCGCAAGACCCACCACATCGGCCTGGGTCATTTTGAAGGATGTTCGCCACTTGGCCATCATGTCGCCACTCTGTTCGGCGCTCTGGTCAAAGGCGATGCCCATCTTCACCGCATCCTCGGCAAAGCCCAGCAGCTCCCCGCGGGCGATGCCAGCTTGCCCACCGGCCGCAACGATCTTGGCAATGTCGTTGGCGGTCATCGGCAGTTGCTGAGACAGCTTGCCGATATCCTCGCTCATCTGCGCGAACTGCCCGGGCGTGTCGAAGTTGACCACCTTGCGCACGTCAGCCATGGCTGACTCGAACTCGACGGCCGCCTTCACACCAGCAATCAGCGGGGCGGCCAGCGCGCCACCTGCGACCAGGTCGCTGAACCCGACCTTGCCCAGACCAGTGCTTTCCAGGCCCTTGCGGAAGTTGGCGACGTTCTTTCGGATACCGGCCAGGGTGGGCGACAGCTTGTCGACGCCGGTAATGAGCGCCTTGAGCTGGAAATTATCAGCCATCATTCCACCTGCAGCGTTCGATTGATGCGCTGGGCATGGGCCAGCGATTCGAGAAAGACGTCCAGCGGCCTGACCATCATCTGTTCGGGGTCAACCTTCCAGAAGTAAGCCAGGTCGTAAGCCAGCGCGATCAGGCCGTCAAGATCGCCGATGCCGGCGTCATGAAAAAACCCGCGACCATCCACGCCAGGGTGTTCAGGTCTGCGAGATCGAGCTGGTTGACCGACGAGGGTGGAATGCCTGCACACACCGCGATGTACTTGGCTGCCACGTCCAGATCCAACCCCACTGCTTCGTCAGCGCCAATCGTGTAGGGCAGCGCCTTGATCGCACGGGCCTCTTGGGCCGTGGGGCGGCGTAGCGTGAGCTCGGTTACTTCCTCGCCGTGCGCTTGAATCGGCGTGTTCAGCTTGACGGAATCACTCACGACCATACCCCCTTGATGCCGTCGAATTGGAGTTCGATGGTGCCTTCCTCGCCGTTCGAGCTGGCCTCGTCCACCAGATAGGCGCCTGACAAGGTGTAGACCCGGCCGTTTTTCAGCTCGGCGGTAATGGTCATGTTGGTGCCCTCGGTCAGCGCCTGGAGGGGGAAGCCCGGCGTGTGTACCGCCGTCAGCTTCACCCATGGGGCCTTGTCCTCTTCTTTGAAGAAGCCGGGCACCACCGTTTCCCGGGTCTTGTCCATCAGCGGCGCTTCCACACCGCCCTTGAGCGTCAACTGCGTGCCGTCGACCTTGACGTAGCAGGTACCTGCAACTTTCTGCCCCATGGCTGGGCCTCCAAACAAAAAAGCCCGCACGTGGCGGGCCTGGGTAATGGGACAGCGTTACGCCGCGTCGGCAGCGTACTGTTGCCGGAACTGGTTGAGCAGCGCGAAGACCCGCAGGCCGTTCACGTAATCCGGCGGGTACAGCACGTTGATCCGGGAGGGGTTCTTGCTGTCGCGCTCGACGATCAGGTACTTGGCGAACAACGGGGAGTTCTCCACGTGACCGTCACGCTCCAGGTTGCCGTATTCGCTGATCAGCTCGCCGCGCACCACGTTCGGGGTCACGATCGGCTGGCCGTCACCAAACAGGGTGCCGTCGTTGGCCAGCTTGTGACGCCCGTACTTGCTGGTGATGATGCTTTTGAGCCGGCGCACGATGTACGCGCTCTGGTGCATGGTCTCGCTGTCCAGGTACGAATCATCGGCCTGCCCATAGGCGTTTTTCTGGTAGGTCGTGATCGCGCGCTGGATGCGCATGTAGCCACCTTCGAAGTACAGCGTGGCGATGCCGTACTGGAGCAGCGACTGGAACTCCGTGAGGGTGAACCGGCTACCCTCGGGCGCCGGGTCGATGCCCATCAAAGCCCCGGTCTGGGTTGGGCGGCTGGCATCGGCCGAGATGAACACCGCCTGCCGGGCAGTGGCTGCGGCGGCCACGCGCCAGAACGGCTGGGGCACACCGGCTTCGAAGCCGAAGATCGTACCATGCTGGTCGTTGCGCACCTGCCCCGCCGCAACCAGGCTGCCGAGCGTGCCGCGCAACGCACCGTACACGTGGCCATAAAGCTGCTTGGCCCACGACCAGCGGCCGCTGATGTCATTTATCGCCAGTTTCCACGCATCGAGGGTGGTG